AAAAAATTCTTGGAGAGTTTATGGAACTCGTTGCCTGATCCACTTTTTAAACTGTCACAGGGGGCACTTGGTTGCCCCCTTTTTTCTTGTATAATTACTTTGTTGAAACAAACCACCTAACTACATTATGCCTCGCAAGTCTTCTGTGAACGACGCCCAACTGATTGAGTCCATCAAAGAACTGTATGGTTCTGAAATTACTTCTGGCGACCTTAAAGGTTTCTGTGCTTCTCGTGGTCTGAACGTTCAGACTGTGACCCGCCGCCTGGAAAACTACAAGACTGGTCGTGGTCGTTGGAATCTGGAAGTGACTCAGGAACGTGTTGAAGAAATTGAGCGTTCTTTTAATGCTCCTGCTGTTTTTTCTGCTGTGGAACAAAACCTCATTCCCGATAAAGATGATACCTTCGTCAAGTTTGGTAACTTTAACGATATTAAAAAAATTATTCAGTCCCGTCTCTTTTATCCTACGTTCATTACGGGTCTTTCGGGTAATGGTAAAACGTTCTCTGTTGAGCAAGCGTGTTCTCAACTCAAGCGTGAACTCATTCGTGTAAACATTACTATTGAGACTGATGAAGACGATCTTATTGGTGGATTCCGTCTTGTTGACGGTGCTACTGTGTGGCATAACGGTCCAGTTATTGAAGCCCTTCAACGTGGAGCGATCCTGCTCCTTGACGAGATTGACCTGGCATCCAACAAAATCCTTTGTCTCCAATCCGTGTTGGAAGGAAAGGGTGTTTTCCTGAAAAAGATTGGTCGCTTCGTGAAACCTGCTGCTGGTTTCAACGTTATTGCTACCGCTAATACTAAGGGTAAGGGTAGCGATGACGGTCGCTTTATCGGCACTAACGTTCTTAACGAAGCATTCCTTGAGCGTTTCCCTGTGACCTTTGAGCAGGCATATCCTGCTCCTGCCACTGAGCAAAAGATTCTGGAAGGCATTGCTCTGGACCTTGGTGTGGAAGACCGTGACTTCTGTAAGCGTCTGGTTGATTGGGCAGACATCATCCGCAAGACCTTCTACGATGGTGGTATTGAGGAAATCATTAGCACCCGCCGTCTGGTTCATATTATCCGTGCTTATAGTATTTTCCAAGACAAGGCAAAGGCAATCCAAGTATGTGTGAATCGCTTTGATGACGAGACCAAGCAGTCTTTCCTGGAACTCTATGACAAAGTGGATGCTGACTTCCAGATGCCTGTTGATAATACAATTCAAACCACTGGTCTCCTTGACGATCAACCAGCAAACTGATAGAATATGGGTAGGTTAATTATGACTTACCCCCTTTTATTATGGACGAGTATCCTTATTCAAACAACGATTGGAATTTAATGCCCAACCTATCAAATCAAGACTTTTGGGAAGAAGATGGGATTAGTTTGACTGGAAATCCCAATTCTTCACCAGATATGCTTGTTCTCGGATCTAGACTTCCTGGTGGCATGGGAGATGACCACCTAACTTTGAATTCACCTTACACTTTTAATCTTAATATGAGCGAATCTAAAAATCATCTTTGGAAATACAATGAAGATAAAATCCTTAAAGATGTAGAAGATTATGTGACAAGCACTTATGGTAGTCACTATTGTGGTCACAATCAAGACTACAAAGACATTCAGACAATTGATCTAATGGCAGCAAAAGATCTTGCCACACATTTCTGCCAGGCAAATATCCTGAAATATGGTAGTCGTTATGGTGATAAGGATGGTCGCAACAAGCGTGATCTTCTCAAAGTGATTCACTATGCTATGCTCCTGCTCCACTTTGATGGTCATTATTCCCGCAAAGATAATGGTCTTTCCGAATTCCGTTGATTATGAAACTAAAACCCCAAACTATGAAACTCTCTGACAATACTCTTGCTCTTCTCAAGAACTTTGCTGGCATCAATAACTCTATTCTTGTGAAGAAGGGTAATCGTCTTCGTACTATTTCTGTGGCGAAGAACATTCTTGCCGAAGCACAAATCACAGAAGATTTTCCTCGTGACTTTGCCATTTATGATCTTAACCAGTTTCTCAATGGTTTAAGTCTTCACCAAGATCCTGATCTTGATTTTACTGAGGAATCACATCTGAGCATCAAAGAAGGTAAGCGTCGTGTAAAGTATTTCTTTGCCGACCCTAATGTGATTATTTCTCCTCCCGATAAGGACATTCAACTGCCTTCACAAGATGTTTGCTTCCAACTGGACAGCACATCTTTGGAGAAACTGGTCAAGGCAGCAGCAGTGTATCAACTTCCCGACCTTTCTGCGGTTGGTGAGAATGGTGTAATTAAACTGGTGGTTCGTGATAAGAAGAATGATACTTCGAACGAATATGCCATTGTGGTTGGTGAGACTGATAAGGAGTTCACCTTCAACTTCAAGGTAGAAAACATCAAGATTATTCCTGGTGCTTATGACGTGGTAGTGTCTTCTAAACTTCTGTCACAGTTTACGAATCCTAAGTACAACCTCTGCTATTATATTGCTCTGGAACCTGATTCTACCTTTGGTTGATTCATTACTATTGAGTTGAGGAACCTACCATCAATATATTCGTTACATCGCCTTGGCCTGCTGAAAGTGCCGTTTGTCTTCCCGATAAGCACATCGTCAAGATGCCCCTGGAATGCTGTCAAATGCTTTCCATTGTGGCATCTGAAAAATGGGGTCATAATTATGGTCCTTTGTATAAGACTGATAACACTCCCTACCGAACTGAAAAAGGTGCGTTTCGTAATCATCCCTGTACCAAATGGGCAATGGATAGTATCCACAATGCCTATTGGTTGATCAAGTGGGGAATGAACTTGTGTGATGAGTATACGATGCGTTATGGTAAAGTTCACTCTTGCTACAAGACTCTTGTAGATTCTTATTATATCTTTCCAAAGGGTAAGATTACAGAAGTTACACCATTCGCACGGGCAATGCCTGACGAATATAAACTTGATACGAATATTGATACATTTACTGCTTATAAAATGTACATTGCTTCCAAACCTTGGGTTGCAAGCAATTATCTCCGTATGCCAGAGCGTAAACCCGAATGGGTATGAAATATAATAGAGGCGACATTTTCCTTGACAAAGATACGCATAAGTTGTATATTTTTGATGGGAATGAATGGTGGGAAATTGTTCCCACCTGTGAATTGAAAAAACATAACTTATCTACTAAATAATAATATACTACGAGGTTTAGTAAATGAGTTGTGTTTATCAAATAAGAAACAAAATAACAGGAGAAAATTACATAGGTTCTACTGAAAAAAATTATATGCTTAGGTTTGCTAAGCATATAACTATGTGTGCTAGTAATAAAATGGATTGCCCTAAACTTTATGAAAATTTTTTAAAGTATGGATATGATAATTTTATTATTGAAGTCGTTAAGTGGATACACGAAGACGAAGATATTAAAAAAATAGAGCAAGAATATTGTGAATGGTTAAACCCTTCTTTAAATTCTTTATGGGGAACGAAGCACACAAAGGATTCTATTGATAAAATGCGTAAATCTCAAAAAGAATATTGGAAAAATAATTCGCATCCAAGTAAAGGAGTTCCTCTTACAGAAGAGCACAAAAAAAATCTTTCAAAGTCTATGAGTAAAAAATGTTCAGTTAATGGAACTACCTATGCGTCAGTAAAAGAATGTGCTAGAATACTTGGTATTCATAAAGATACCGTGAGTTGGAGGATGAGAAGTAAATCATTCCCAAATTATTACTACCTTTGAAATTTTTATTTTGATATGGAAGATAACAAATCATTCTTGTTCGTTGAGAAATACAGACCTAAAAAAATTGAGGACTGCATTCTACCAGACGATACTAAAAAAACATTTAATGAATTTGTGAAGAAAGGGGAAATTCCCAATCTTCTTCTTGCTGGACCTCCTGGTATTGGTAAGACTACAATTGCAAAAGCACTTTGCAATGAATTAGGTGCTGATTATTATGTGATTAATGGATCTGATGAGGGACGATTTCTTGACACTGTAAGAAATCAGGCAAAAAATTTCGCATCAACAGTTTCACTAACAGCAGATTCTAAACATAAAGTTATTATTATAGATGAAGCAGACAACACGGGTAATGATGTTCAACTTTTGCTACGAGCAAATATTGAAACATTTTACAATAATTGTAGGTTTATCTTTACTTGCAATTATAAAAATAAAATCATTGAACCTCTCCATTCCCGTTGTGCCGTTGTTGATTTTAGTGTAAAAGGTAAAGAAAAGGCACAACTTGCAAGTTCTTTTTATAAAAGACTACAAACTATTCTTGACAATGAAAAAATTACATACGATCAAAAAGTTCTTGTTGAATTGGTATCAAAACATTTCCCTGATTTCAGGCGAGTCCTCAACGAGTGCCAACGGTACAGTGTGGGAGGCAAAATTGACTCGGGAATTCTTGCGTCTTTCTCAGACATCGCTGTAAATGAACTTGTTAAGTATCTTAAAGAAAAGAACTTTTCTGAGGTTCGTAAGTGGGTCGTCAGTAATCTGGACAATGATACTACTGTACTTCTCCGTCGTATCTACGATTCTCTTTACGAAAGTCTGGTTCCTGCTTCTATTCCTGCTGCTGTTCTTGTGCTCGCTAAGTATCAGTATCAAGGAGCTTTTGTCGCAGACCAAGAAATAAATATGCTCGCTTGTTTGACTGAAATAATGGTGGAGTGTGAGTTCAAATGATTAGGCATCAACTTAAATCTCAGTGGTATTATATTTTCTGGGGTGTTTGTGCTCTTGCTGTTGTCTCTGGACAACTTTATGTTGGTACTGGGTATCGTGAGATGGCAGAAGCAACCAAAAATGTTCAAATTTCTGTGAGGTGTATCAATGGGTCTGCTCAAAATTGATTTTAAGTCTCTTAAAGATGTCCCAGTTAAAACAACTCCTGAGAATGTGAGAGAGGCAAATGAAGGTCTCTTTCGCGCAAAAATGACTCTTCCTGCTGCTGCAAAACATTGCGGTATGACACAGAAAGAAATGAAACTCACTTTTAGAGAGTATTTGAAGTATCACCCTATTGATTATGAAGTCCCTGAAAACCCCGCTTAGATATCCTGGTGGTAAATCCCGTGCTTGTGAGAAGATGGGACCTTACTTTCCAGACCTTCGCAACTATGAAGAGTTTCGTGAACCATTTCTTGGTGGAGGAAGTGTTGCAATTTATATCACAAAGAAGTATCCTGGATTAAATATTTGGGTGAATGATTTGTATGAACCTCTTGTAAACTTCTGGCAACAACTCCAGATTTTTGGAATTGATCTTAAAGACAAACTGGTAGATCTTAAAACGACAAACAATACTCCAGAGTTAGCAAGAGAACTTTTCCTCCAAGCAAAGGAGCAAATCAATGACCAAAGTTTGCCTAGCATTGATCGTGCTGTGGCTTTCTATATTGTCAATAAGTGTAGTTTCAGTGGTCTCACAGAGAGTTCTTCATTTTCACAACAAGCTTCCCAAAACAACTTCAGTTTGCGAGGGATCGAAAAACTGCCTGCGTATTCTAAACTGATTGGGAGTTGGCGTATAACTAATTATTCCTACGACTATTTGTT